ATATTTTTCCTATCGTCAGTAATATGATGAATATGAGATTGAATCCTTCTTCAGAACCTTTAGACGTACAACAATTGGATTTTCTAACTGAATTGTCACCCTTTCCTGTTTTTAACCTTCAAAATGCTCAAAAAATGCAAATACATCCTCCTAAAGTAAATATGACAGGAGGTTTTGTTAGTGTGGCGAGAAGTTTTGGTAAGGAGGCCGCTAGAGATAGGCGCCTTTTAGGAGGTGCGTTGGCCTATTTTACTCAGAATGAAGTAGCTGAAATACTACAGAAAACTGTGTTTTGCTATGGCACTGCAAAAGGTTTTTTAACTAGGTTGAAGGAATTAACAACGCGAGATTGTAAAACACCTTATAGTATCAGTCAAACAGTTTCTATTTTGAACAAGAGGATGCCTGTTTTAGCAGAAGAACTGCCTTCGTGGGAAGATTTTTTGTCGTTGTTGGAAAATACAGACTTAACTTATTCTGCTAGTGCGGGACCTCCTTATTGGAGAAGCAAATTAATGTCTTTAGAAGATATGGAGCTTGAGGTTTTACCTCTTGTTTTAGAACATATGAAAGCAGGTACTTTAAATCAATTGTACCATTTGCATCCAGAGTTGTTTTTAGTTGAAATAAAAAATAAATTAGACAGATATGAAACAGCAAAATTCGACGTAAAATGCAGACCGTATGGGAATGTCCCTTTCCATATGGGTTTTTTGGCAAGCATGATCGTTCAACCTTTTTGTAAAAAGCTTAAACTGTGGCATAATTCTGATAGTTGGAATGCTTATGGTTTTAGTTTTGCAGAGGGTAGTTATCTTGAACTTTATGAGCGGCTTAAGAAGTTTAAACGCGGAGACGAACCTCTAGTGGGAGTGTATGGTGATGACGTGGAAATTTATTTCTACGCAAACAAAAAGTTATATGCAGTTGATCCTGATTTTAAACAAATGGATGGTAGTGTCGATTTGGTCACAGTGAAAGCCGTGTGTGGGTATATAAATTACGCCTTTGAGCGCAAGTGGGGGGAAAACCAACTTTGGAGAGAAGTGTTAAAACTTTTATCCAAGTTGGCAACTTCACCTCCTATGATTATTCACGGCTCAAAAGTTTTCAGAAAGAAATCCTCAGGTGGAATAATTTCAGGGGTAGTTGGTACTACGCTTTTTGATACTGCAAAATCCATTGTGGCGTATCACCATTTGTTGGAACATGTGCAGCATGATTATACATTGTTACTGGATGCGGGTTTTTGTAAACAATTCTTAAAACAACATCATGCCTTAGAAGTCAAACAGGATAGTTGGAATCCAGTGGAGGTTAATATGAACCCTGTTCATTTAGAGCCTTTTGTTGAGAACAAATTTCTGGGGGTTATGCGATATTGGTATGAGTTGGATGACTCCACCTTTATAATTGTGCCTTATTTGCATGAGCACGATTGGCTCACAAATATTCTGGCCCCCAGAACTGTGGACTCAATATCAGGGCCTACCAGAAAGCCCTCAGATATGACATCTGAAAGAATAAGTTTTGATCGTGCCCGTGGCCTTTTGGTTACAGGAGGAATTTTTAATAAGAAGATTAAAGATGCACTTTATTGTGCAATTGATAAAATTCCTTCCCTTCCCATTGTAATGCATGTTCAAGCAGGTGGTGGTAGGGGGGAGAAGCCTGGTGAAACAAATGTCGTAGGCAATAATTTTTCTTTTACTGATAGTCATATGATTCCTAGTGTCGGTTTTGTTGAAGATATTTATACTCCTATACATAGGCGGAAAGGGCATCCGCCTGTGTATCTCTACCCTACTTTAGTGGAACAGTTGAATTTAAGTAGGAATAAAAATAGACTTGTTGAAGCTTTTAAGTGCTTTAAAGTCGTTGATAATACGACCACCCGTCATGTAAAAGGGCAATATGTAAAACCGGTTGAAAGAAATTTGGAGTCTAAGGTACCTGAGCATGTTAATTTCTCGAAACTTAACCTCCCTTTTGCTTTTGGAAAAACGTCCGGGGCAAAGCCTCTTCAGCAGCTTAGTGATTATGCATACCATCACACTGTTGAGTTTGGCCCTATGCCTAAATCTTTTGTATCTCAATTTGTCCCAATCCCACAGAATTTGGCACCAAAAGCGCCTATTCTGCAGGCGTATGCTAAGTTAAATCTTGTTCCTGATGGTTGGAACGAAACGAATATACGAAAGTCAAAATTGTCCAGTTTATACAACAAAGATATAACATATAAACATGCGGTAGAAAAAATTGATAGATTAATAAAGGCCCGCGATACCCCTCCTGCTGTGGATGTCACCCCTCAGTTGTTGATTGAAGGAGTTGTTGATATCCATGTAGAAAATGTAAAACGGGCTTTTGTTGTGTACCCTCTTTATGAGGACACAGGTCTTCATTGGTTGAGTTCAATTTTTCAACAAAATTCCCTTAAAAAGAGATGGTCCACAGAAGTCACTGAAAGTAAGAAAGTCCAGTTGAGTGCTGAGAGTCTTCAGGGGGCTGTTATACCTTTAGCTAGAGTAACAGGAAAAGATTTGGCTGCAAGTTTGAAATTGAAAATTGCCCAGGAGCTTTTTAATCGTCTGAGGGCGGAGCCTGATATTACTTGGACACCAGTTGGAAAAAAAGGGAAGAGAATTGGAGAGAGTGTGGCAAACACATCAGATAATGTTAACGTAGCGGAAGGGCCTATTAAGGATTGGTCGAACATGATCGAGACTATAAATCCTTCTGATATGGTTGTGGAAGATTTTAAAAAGTTAGAATATTACTCAAATTTGCTTAAAACAAAATTAAAACAGTTCGAGGAAATAAACAAGAAAGATGAAAACAAAAACAAAACAGAATTTGATCAAACAAGACGGAACTTTGGAGGAGTTAATGAAAGCTCAAATCAAAGCAAAAATCGCCTCTCTGGCGCCCGTAAAAAGACGTCGAAAAAGAAGGAACAAAGGGAAGTTTCCACCGGTGGCAATGCCAATGCCTCAACGGAGTTTCGCTTTAACTGGATTTAATAAAGATGAAGGTGTGGACAGAATCTTCCACATACCCGATATTTCCAAAGATATTGTGGATAAACAGATTCTTATTGATATTCCAGTGCTTCCCACTTTGGGGTCTAGGTTAGGTATAATAGCGTCAGCGTGGCAGAGAATTGTATATAAAAAATTAGAGTTTAGTATTACTCCTAAGACTAGTACAGCCGTTAGCGGTGGTTATATTGCTGCTTTTATTCCAGATGTTACTGATGTCCTTACTGGCACCAGTCCTGATTTTGCGTTAGACAAGTTATCTTCACAACCTTCTGCTGTTGAGGCCAAATGGTGGGAGAGCTCTACCGTTAGAGTTCCCTCGCTACCTGATCTTTTTTATACTAGCCCCAGCCCTGAATCACCTAGATTTAGTTCTCCTGGACGGTTTGTTTTAATCGTTGATGGTGCTGCTTCACAAGCTGGAAGTTTGACAATCAAAATGCATTGGTCTGTGCTTCTTTCAGAACCTTCTTTGGAGGGGAACAACGCCCCTGCAGATCAGAAGGAGTTTGTTATAAAAGATGGTCTCTGGATGCAAGCTAAAGCAGGCGGCATTTTTGTGAATACCTCTAGTGATAACACTAAGAAGGTACTTAATAGTAATGTTCTCCTTGTTTTACCAGATGCTAAAGAAAATCAAATTTATAGGATGGCTACTACAGCCTCTTATTTGCGTTGTGCTGATACTGTGACATTGGATAATATTTGGCTTAGAAGTTTTTGGTATTTTATAATTGTGAAAACCAGTTCTGGGGGTCTTCAAATGTATCCTTATACCCCTGAAAATAAAGAGATATTGAAAGATAATTCTGCAGGCGACACTGAGGTGCTGCCTGCGGGTCATGAGGTGCTCCTTGAATCTACTGCCCAGGTGGATTTTCCCAGGGGCTCAGAGTTCATTTGTGCCAGCGACAGGAAGAGCTTGTTGCATCACTTTTATCAAATGTCTCTGAGTTTAAACAAGAATCGGCAGCAATATCAGACAGCATCTTCCAACAAGTGTCTCACATTTCTTCCACTGTATTCGAAATTTATAAGCTCTTTAAAAAGGGAAGATTCGTTCGGAGAGGAGAAGGCGTTACGTTGGCGGGCGGGTTCGCAGGCGTCTTTCCTGGATTGGGAGACTTTGCCGGAGAAATTAACTAGGTTGGAAGTTTCTGATGTACAGTCTTTAAAATAAAAAAAAGTTAGTTTGTTTAGGTGCTCCTTGAATCTACTGCCCAGGTG